CCGACGATAGTAACAACTCTTGTGGAAGGTAATGTGCAATATCAAACACAACTGAGAAGCAGAGCCACAGATATCTTGACTTCGTTTACAAATAAAAGAGCTCTGGATACTATTCCGGTTTCTTAGCATCCAGCGTGACACTTTCAATAGCAACTGAAGAATCCATAAGTTTTTTAAGTATCTCTTCCCGAGTAAACGTTATCTTACTCTCTGATTCTGATCCTTTTAACTCACGTTTAGACTCGATATCCAACATTTTAATCTCTTTAGAAGTTTGATTTTTCTTTTCCGCAAGATTGATTTTATTCAAAGTATCTATCGCTAGGGTACTTGCTTTGACCAATTCGGAAAGAGCAATTACCTCCTTGCTTTCAGGGCTGTGGGATATATAATCCTTCATTGAAACTATGAGATCATTTGTGTCCCTTATTAGCCGAGCCGATTGTTGTATGACAAAATTTTCAACTTCATGCTTTTCCAATTTTATCTCAGGAGAACTTGGAGGTTTCGCAAGAGCTTGTACCTCACTCAACTGATCCAATAAAGTCTTGACTTCTATTTTTTGATCCATACCATATGTATTTAGAACTAAAATGAATATTGCAAACAATCTTTGGGTGGAAAAGTATCGACCTCAAACACTGGGGGATATTATTTTAGATGATAAAACGCACGAATTTGTTAAAAATTGTATTGATAAGAATACAATTCCCCATCTTTTGCTGCATGGCAAACAGGGAATGGGCAAAACATCTTTGGCAAAAATTATTGTTAAAGAGCTAAAATGCGATCATCTGTATATAAATGCCTCAGATACACGAGGAATAGATACAGTTCGGGATGAGATTAAAAACTTTGTACAACTTATGCCCAGCAACGGCAATATGCAGATTGTGATTCTTGACGAATTTGATGGATTCACACCTGATGCTATGCGAGCTTTGAGAAACATGTTGGAGGAATACTCAGAAACAAATCGTTTCATTTTCACATGTAATGATATAAATCGAATAATAGCACCCATTCGAAGTCGTGTTTATGAAATAAATGTCACAAATCCTCCTATGGATAAGTGTGTGTCCCGATGTGTTAGCATTTTAAAAAGTGAGAAGATTCAAATCAATGAAGCAACTAAGGAAATTCTTTCAAAAAAGATTAAAGAATTTTTCCCAGACATTCGAAAAATAGTTTTTGAATTGCAGGCATGTTTGGATTTGGCCTTTAATTTGAACGACAATCACCAAAATATGCAATCTGTTGCATTGACCATATTAGATAAAATATCCACGGATGATTTTGTTTGTTGGAGAAAGTATGTGATTGAAAACGAGAAATCGTTTGATGCTGATTATTATGGTCTATTACGAAAAATATGCGAAGTTGTTTTTTACTCAGAAATGGCTGTAGACAAGCAGAAAAGATGTTTTTTAGAAATTTCTGAAGGCTTGTATCGAAGCAAACTGGTACTAGATCAGGAAATAAACTTCTCTGCCTGCATCTTGAAGATACAGGATATTATCAACTCTTAGGAAGATAGTTGTAGGTGTAGGAAGCTACACTTGGATTCTTCTCACCTTTTGCAGGACTAGAAGGTATTTTGACATTGGTGTTGTTCAAACGAATCTCAGATTTGGTGTTTTTTCCATCTCCTTTATCTGTTAGAGATGTTTGATGAGCAGGATTTAGATATGTTGTATCTTTAGTCTCTTCTTCTTCAACCTCTTTGGGTTTGATATTACTACCATTGGGACGTTTTAAACCTTCAGGAACTTCGGGCAGATTGGGATAATAGTCTTTGTAATCAAGAATGGCTGCGGGAAGTGTCATAAAGTCCTTGTAGCAACCTGGAGCCAATTCTAGTGTAACATCGCAGTAAAAATCATCCGCGTTATTTCCTTCCACAAATCCGGGCTGAGAACTGGGTCGGTTTGTTTTTACTGCACTTACCCGTATCAAAAGACCACTTTCTGAAAATTGTTTGGCTTTTTCACGAATCGCAGAACCCTGTTTATCAAACCATTCACTTTTGAAAGCATCCTCTTTAAACTTTACAATATCCCCTGTAAGAAAACCTCCACGAGTATAGCGACTAACAAAGGATTCATATAAACTTGTAAATTTTCTCATCTTGAATATTTATCCTTGAAAACAAACTTTTATATTAAATATTTATAAAATATGGCATCAATCAATCTATCGTTTCTTAGAGAACCTCTTAAAGTGGATAACCACATCTACAAAGATATACATTTTGATTTAAAACAAAATTATACCCGAGGAACTGAATTAGCTAAAACCTTAGAAGTCAAAGACTTAACACCAGATTATGATTTGGATGCCGTAAAAAATAGCCTTTTCAACCTTTTCACCACACTTCCGGGGCAGAAAATACTCAATCCGATATATGGATTGAATCTTATGCAATTCGTTTTTACAAATCTCAACGAATCAAATGCTCGCCTAATAGGAAAGGTGATATTTGAAGGAACAGAGCTGTTTGAACCAAGAGTTAATATTTTAAATATAAATGTAAACGTGGATTATGAACAAAGCCAATACACAATAAACATGCGAATTAATGTACCTTCGTTAAATCTATCCAATGTAAATATTCAAGGCATCCTTAAGGATAGTGGATTTTATTTTATATAATTATGGCAAACGAAATTTCAAATACAGATTTTCCTCTTCAACAAAACGCATACGCCTCGTTTGATGCACAAAGTTTGAAGAGCTTGATGCTGGATCAGCTGAACCGAGGGGGTGTGTTCACTGATCAGGTGTTTGAGGGAAGCAATTTCAACAGCTTTTTGGATGTTATTGCCTACAGCTATCACGTTTTGTTGTTTTATTTGAACAAAACATCTTCTGAAAGTCTTTTCACTCAATCCCAAATATACGAAAATATGAATCGTATTGTGAAACTTATCGACTACAAACCTATCGGATATCAAACAAGCTTGATGTCTTTTAATGTTACAGCCAGCGAAAATCTACCAATAGGCACATACACAATTCCTCGATATTCTTACTTTATTGTAAATGGAATCCAATATTGTTTCAAGGAAGATGTCACATTTACAAAAACACAGACAGCTGGAACCAGTTTGGAACAATTATCAAGAAATAACCTTCTTTACCAAGGCACATTTGTTGAATATCCTCTTTATACCGCAATCGGTGAGTCCTATGAACTGGTACGTGTCGTTTTAGTTGATCAAGACGGCAATACTCCGTTTATTGATCATTTCTCATTAAACGTGTATGTAAGAGACAAAATTACACAAAAATGGTCATTGTGGAAGCAAGTTCCCAATTTGTTCCTAACAGAAAATCAAGAAACTGTATATGAGCTTCGTTTCAATGAAAACGGAAGATACGAGATAAAATTTGGAAATGATGTGACTGGTAAAAAACTTAACCTCGGAGATGAGGTTCTAGTTTATTATTTGAAAAGTGATGGAACATTGGGGGAAACTGGGGTGAACACTCTTGATGGAAATGGACTATTTTCTTATAGCAGTCCTAATTATTCGACAGTAACTTCTGATACTAAAAACACAAATATCAGTTATATGACTCCCACGCAATTTTCATTTTTATCATTTACAAATACAGATCCTTCCACACAATTTGGCGAACCTGAAACTGTTGATAATATAAGACAAAACGCTCCTGATACTTTCAAAAGACAATATCGATTAATAACAGCAGAAGATTTTAAAAGTTATATAACAAATACCTTTAAAAATATTATTCATGATACACAGGTTGTAAACAACAAAGAATACTTAAACGGACATATAAAATACCTTTATAATTTGGGATTAAAATACCCATCTCTAGAAAGTAGAGTGTTGTATAATCAAATCACTTTTGCAGATACTTGTAATTTTAATAATGTTTATGTTTATCTTGTACCAAAATTACAAAAGAGCAATTCGGTAAAGGTTAATAATAATTTTGTCACAGATGCACAAAAACAATATATCGAATCTTTTGTAGATCCTATAAAACTAACCTCTTCTGAAGTAATTTATAGCGACCCTGTTTATATGGCCTTTAATTTAGGAATTTCTTTTCCTGTTGAAACACTTGATAAAGAAATTTACACCCAAACAAAATTAATAGTTGTAAAACAATTCGATTCCAGAATAAATGATGATGAAATAAAAAGTGTAATAAATAAAATATTTTTAAATTATTTTAATCCAAATAATACAACATTGCATCAAACTATAGATATTACAAAACTTAACAATTCCATTTCAGATGTAACTGGTGTTAAAAGTTTTTACACAAAAAGAATTACAGATGCGGGACGTACTACAGAAACGGACGGAATTAGTTTGCTGTATTGGAATAGTGTTTATGACAAAGAAGATATACACACATCAACACAAAATATAAACATGGAATATTTCCAATTCCCATATCTCCACGATAGGGATAACTTTTTGGAGAGAATAGAAGTTGTTGTTGAAACGGTATAAACATGGCATGTGTATATATAAACTTAAGTGTAACAAACTTTACAGGCTTTCAGTCTCTGAGTACCTATACGCTTGAAGTTACACCTTTAACTTTTGTAGCAACCCTTTCTTCAAGCAGTCTACTCATAAGCGATCAAAAAGGTCTTTGGGAGTTTGGCGACGGAACCACATCCACAAGCTTAAGTACTACACATTATTACAATTGGCCAGGGATTTATGATGTTACATTTTACGCTTATGTTAGCTCAGGAGACGCTGTCCAAGGATGTCAAACATTTCAAGTAACCGCATTTAATTATGTGGGAGATTTTCTTAATGTAACTTACTTGGATGAGGATAAAATAGCATCGTACAATAGTGGACGTGTATCCGATCCTATTGCAATTACTCGATTTAATTCATGGCAATCGTATCCTTCTGTTTCAGCAACAGGATATACCCTAAACTTCTATTCAAGTGGAAGCAATTCAGATTTTCTTCAGTTGGATAATTATGTAAAAGATCCGTGGGCACATCTACAAGCGTATTTTTTCTTTGCACAAAAATTTGAAAATACTTTTGGTATTTTGAGTTCGGCGGTGACAACTGCTGATCCGATTTATGTGTATGTTTCAAATGGGCAAATTATCGAAAGTACCTACCCATTCGAGGGATCTACTCTGGCGGGAACAAGTGGAACCGCAACCGTATATTATATAGATCAAACACCCAAAACCCTAACATCTGAGCCCCCTGTTTTTGTTTTCGCAACCCTAGACTTGTCTCTATTTCCTTCAAAAGAAGATATTATAAATTCAAGTTTTACAAAAAACTTTTTCGAACTTCCTGTTTACAATTTCTCTTCGTTGGTTATTCCGATTAAAATCAGATATGATGCGGCAGAGGTGCTGACCATAACATCAAACGGAATAGACGGCGAAGGATATACGGATGATTCTTTCGCAATCAATCCTATAAAATGGCAAAATTACCCTATTTCATTTCTTGTAAAAATGAAAGATTCGCAAAATTATAGTACCAAACATTATCCAGCATTGACTATGGATAATACTGGTGATTTTTATGATTTGAGTTGTGGGTTGATTTCTGTGTGTGCACAACAATCAGTACCTGATGTGGAAATGTACAGAAATGATAGTGTTAAAAGAATTAACAGAACTGGAGGATTTTATCCAGGCTATTTAAAAAGTCCACATGCTTTGGAAAATGTGGCTCTGACAGCATCTGTCAGAATAAGTGATCCTGCCTATTTCGCAAAAGACTCGCCTTATGCTTGGTTGGGTCAGGGGCTGGATTCTTATTCAATAAGTCTAACATCAGACTCCGCCATTGCCTCGAAACTATATCGTTACAACAAATTTCGAGAATATGATTCTTGTCGAGATACAATTTCAGTACATTTGACAGGAACAAAATCATCCCCAACAATATTTTCCAATCTTCTTAAAAATCCTTTTGCAATGGCAGTAAGTCCTTCAGAAGATGATGCTGTCTGGTTAGCAGATTCAGATCAAGATAGAATATATAAAATAACAAAAGACGGAGAGATAATTTTTGATATAAATTTATCAAATGCACCAAGAATTTATCCTGATGGAAGTATAGTTTATCAAAATTTTCAAGGACCTCTTTCAGGTGCAACACCTTCTTCGATTGCGTTGGACGGTCAAGCAAATTGTTGGGTGACATTATACACAGCTGGTTCTTGTCTAAGAATTCAACGAGACACAGGTTATATTGATGCGGAAGCTTATCCCCGTTATCCAGATGCCAATTTTTCAATTCTTAACACATTTAGCGCAGGTCCAATCGAATCATATTTGGGAATACCAATAGAAATTTTCTTGCAGTACACGACACCTGCGTTGAGTGGATTGTATGCAACTGAAGGAACGATTCTTCCAACCAGTATAGAAACAGATTTGGATAATAACATCTGGGTAACCTATTCAAATCCTCTCAAAGGCTATCTTATAAAATATAATACGAATGGGCAGTTTTTAGGTGCTAAAGAATTTCCCACATTGTTTAGTCCACAACAACTGCTTGTGGATCGAGACAACAATCTTTACATGACCCTAATGACCTATTTGAACAACAATTCTAGCATCACAAATCGAAACGATTTCTTGTACAAATACAATTCCACAACAGGAGATTTGTATGAAAATTATCCTCTTAGCGGATATAGCGGATTGGGACCTTTGGCTGTTGACAAGGATCAGTATGTTTATGCGTCCTATAACAAACAAGACATTGTTCGGTTAAAAACCGGAACAGATGCTACCACATTTACAGTGGGAAGTGCCACCAATTTAACTAGCGAATATCAAAGCATAGAGGCGATTGCTTGTGATACAGAAAATATTCTGTGGGTTGTTCATAATTTCGATAAAAAAATATATCTGTACCCCATTCATAATCCAGTTGAACAGATAGCTGCGGGAGATTTGGGAAGAATAGATACAGATGATGTGTATCCCAATAACTTAAGAGCATACGGAGATTGGACAGGTATGCGGTGGATTAACAAATATTTTTACAACCAACGAACCCGTACAATAACAGGTCAAAGTGCAACATTTAACATATATCCTGTTAGTGGTTCTTATGGAATGGCAAAACAAAATGAAAGTTTTGATGCGATAGGAAATATAAAATCTTATGTATTACAAGAATCACTTTTAAGCAAAAATATATTATTTGATCAATTTCTTGGACCAATTGTTGGGGATAAAAATGATAAAATCAACTCATTGGGTAAGAGAATTTATGAAAAAATAGCCAATTTCGTATCAAATAATTCCGATTTGGATTCTAACGAACTGCATGCGCTACAAAACATGGAATCTGTTGTGGGAATTGATCTGAACAACTACAATTTCCCATTTCCTCCTGATTTGCAAAGATTGGTTAACATATTCTCTACCAAACTTTCATATTTTAGAGGAGTTCCGAATGAATTTTCTGAAAATTATGATAAAAAACAAACCATTTCAAACCCAAATTATGGAAGAAATTTAGGAACACAACTGGACTGGTTTACTGGAATTGTTCCACTATCTGGAAAGGTTGTTTTGTATGAAAAATTTGGAGAAGTGTATTCGGAAGGAATATTAACCAATTATGGTGTGTCACAAAATTCATTTCTGTCTGGTTCCACACTTATGGTGCATTTGAGCGATGTGAATAGTAATTGGGGGTGGCCTCTAGTTGTCGGGGATGGTGTAAGCGGAACTGAAGTTTCTCGATATTATGAAATATTCGAATATAAACAAGGAAGCAATCAGACTTTTTATAACAATCTTATTGATTGGGAAAGCGAAAACACAACAATATCGAAAAACATAAGCGGTTATGCTGACTGGTTCGATAATAACAACATAGTAGATAATATGATCAATTATCAATTGTGTTTGGGACTAGGACTATTGAGTTCCAGTAATTAATATCATGACAAACAGCGATAAAAGTTATATTCCAAACAATTCGGTTTTGAATCCTAACAACACTCAAGTGTCTGGGGATTTTAACAAACCATATAGTTTGATCGAATGGGTAAAAAATCTCAAAATAGTCAGTACAGATACTGTGGGGTATATCAATAGTTACAATCAGTATCTGAATGATTGGTTTGATCAGGTTAGCACAGATAAGATTGATAAAGTGCTGTTTGTTCGGTTGCAATACATCAATCTGTTGAAGGAGATTAGTTTAAAATACACCACACCAGACGAAAAAAGATTTTTATCAAACATTAATCTGAATGATAACCAATCTTTAGATATAGCGATTCCATTTTTTACTAAAAAAATTAAAAAAATCTGTCAATATTATGCAAAAAATAGAGATAAATTAACTGGAGGAGTTTTGCAAGCAAATCTTCGAGGAAGCGATTATGGAATTGAAACTTTAATTAAAAAGGCAATTGTATCTATTTTAGAACAAAATGATTTCGAACCTACTGGATATATTTTACCCCCTCTCTCTTCTGTATTGCCTGATCTGCATATCAATATAGACGATTCGTATGATGTGCAGGAAAACTATTTTGACATAGAACCTGGTTCTGATTCTGCAAAGTATAATGTACAAGATCCTGAACGAAAGGAATTTTTTGGTTTGGATTCCACACCTGTCGATAGCAAATCAATTTATAATCTGAATGAGGCGATTATAGATGCAATAAAATCCTATCCATTTTTTCTCGAAGAATTGGGTTTTACAAATTTTACAGTCAATTTTCCTCTTTCAACTACAAATTATTCCTTTTTGGATTCTAGAGATTTTCAAAATTACGAAAACGATGCGAATCCTACGAATACAAATGTTTATAATTACAAAAAATTATACCAGCAAAATATGGGAAACAAAATGCTGGCGATTTCTGGTGATTCCATCAATACACTTTTAAGCTCGTATGTATTGATTCCAAATTTTCCTCATCAAAACATTTTAAACAGACGCTTTCCCACAATTGCCAACATTCCAGAAATATCCCAATCCAAGAGAGAAAAGTATTTGGGTAATTTTTTCACCAAAGACAATTTGGGAATATTATTTTGGAACACCTATAAAAAAACATACACAATTACGCCTTCTTTGTCAGGGGATGATGTTTTGCTCATACCCGATCCAGAAGTTGGAGCTAATGCCTCGGGATTGTCCCTAACAGACCATAGTCTGAGTTCTGTAAACTATTTGGTTGATTTGCAATGGAATCGTTACGATTGGTCAAACGACTATGCATTTGGTGGCATATATTCTGATCCAAAAATTCACAAGTTTTATCCATATACCAGTAAAACAGAAATATCCCAAGATAGTGATGAGGGTATTTCTCGTATAACAGATTACCAAGATTTTTGGAATGATAGAATTGTGTGGAAAAATAAAGATGTTTTTGATTTCAGTGGAGATGATTTTTATCCTTTGGATGATCGTACAAAATATCTATTGTACAATAAAGGAATTCTAACAAAATATAAAACAGATATTTTTGGAAACCATTACGGATTGTTTAAAATATCATTAAAA